GATGTGTTCTCTACTTATTTGTATGGAGCAGAGGGAACCAATCCAACTATTCAGACAGGCATAGATATGTCTGAAGATGGAGGAATGGTTTGGATAAAAAATAGGGACGCTGTTGAATTTCCTTCTATCATAGATACAGAAAGAACTGACGGGTCGCTTACTAGTTGGCTCGCAACAGCTAGCAGTGATGTTGAAAGCAGCGGCTATAGCAGTGGTATATCAGCAACGTTTCCTACGAATGGATTTACTGTAAGCGGAACTAGAGACAATCTTTATAACAACAGCGATGATTTTGTTTCTTGGAATTTTAAGAAACAAGCAGGTTTCTTTGATGTAGTTACTTGGACTGGTGATGGCTCTCAACCAAGAGCAATTAATCACAATCTAGGCTCAGTGCCCGGATTTATTATAGTCAAAAGAACAGACACCACTGGCAGTTGGCAATGCCGTCATAGGTCTTTGGCTAGTGATGGCAGGATGGTTTTAAATACCACTGGCACTGAACAAAATAATGCACAGTTTTTCTTTGGTGACGGAACTAATGCAGTTGCTGCAACGTCAACACAGTTTACGGTTGCTGATGACGCAGAAGTAAACGCATCTGGAGGCACTTATGTAGCCTACCTATTCGCCCACGATGATCAATCATTCGGTGATGATAGTGATGAATCTATTATTAAGTGTGGAAGTTATAGTGGTAACGGCTTAACAACTGGTAACGAAATAACACTAGGATTTGAGCCGCAGTGGTTGTTAGTAAAGAGAACCGATTCATCTAATAATTGGATGATGATGGATATAATGCGAGGCATTACAGATAGTAGTAATAACTACTTACGCGCTAATACAAGTGATGCAGAACAAGCCACAGGTAGTGCCGTTGCTCCAACTGCAACTGGGTTTAACCTTTTAACCGACACTTCTTCTCTTAATAACTCCTCTGGAACCTACATTTACATAGCAATCCGCAGACCTATGAAGACTCCTGAAGCGGGTACGGAGGTTTTTGCCGTTGATACAAGAGGCTCTTCAAGCGGAGAACCAAACTGGAAAAGTGGTTTTGTAACTGATTGGGCATTCATTACAGATGTTTCTCAAGCCTCTAATCGCTTAACGTCTGCTAGATTAATTCAAGGCAAAAATTTAGATTTAAATAACACTAATGCAGAAAGCACAAACAGTAATTATGCATTTGATTACATGAATGGGTTTTTTAGTTCTACTAGTGTTAATTCAAATTTCTATGGATGGCTATTTAAACGCGCCACAGGCTTCTTTGATGTAGTGGCTTATACGGGAACAGGTAGTAATAGGACAATAGCGCATAACTTAGGCGTTGCTCCTGAAATGATGATTATTAAAGCAAGAGAAAGTTTAAGTCCGTATGTTGCCGGATGGGTTGTATATCACAGCGGTATTAGTCCCGCTGATTCAATATATCTGAATCAAGATGGCGGCTCTTCTGGTGCTAGTTTTCAGTTTGCAAGCACTGCTCCAACTAGTAGTGTATTTACGTTGGGGTCAGCGGTAGATGTAAATATGAGCGGCAAAGATTTTATTTCTTTTCACTTTGCCACACTAGCAGGTATTTCTAAAGTAGGCAGCTACACAGGAACAGGCAGTAACGTAGACGTAGACTGTGGTTTTTCGGCAGGTGCTAGGTTTATTCTTATCAAGCGGACTGACTCTAGTGGTGATTGGTATGTTTACGACAGCACGAGAGGCATAGTTGCAGGTAATGACCCGTACTTACTTATAAACTCTACAGCGGCTGAAGTCACTTCTACAGATTACATAGACCCACTATCAAGTGGCTTTACAGTAACAAGCTCTGCTCCTGCTGCGCTTAACAACAGTGGCGGGACTTATATCTTTTTAGCAATAGCATAGGTGACTTATGGAATACCGAGTACGTTCAAGCGGTGAGCTAAAATCTCAAGGCGAAATCCGCAAACTCAATCCAAATGTTTCTTTGCCAAAGGTGTGGAATAGCAACGTCTATGACGCGCTAGGCATTGACCCAGTATTAGAAACACCCAAGCCAGACACTACTGGTGACTACAAGGTAGTTGTGCGTGACGGCGCAGAACAGGACGCAAATAGTAACTGGGTGCAGAAGTGGGTAGAGCGCGATATGTTTTCCGATACTACGGAAGACGGCGTTACTACTACTAAGGCGGAGCATGAGACTGCGTATCAGGCTAGATTGGATACAGAAGCTGCGGAGCGTGTTAGATCTGAGCGTGATCAAAAGCTAAAAGACACTGATTGGATGGGTATGTCTGATGTAACTATGTCAGCAGATTGGACTACCTACCGACAAGCACTACGGGATGTTCCTTCACAAGCAGGATTCCCAAACACGATTACTTGGCCGACTGAGCCTGGAGCATAACTATGAGCAGAGCAAGAGACATAGCTGACAGTGCCGCTACGATAAATGCTCTGGATGGAGTTACGGCAACTGGCACAGAACTTAATTATCTTGATATTACCACTTTAGGAACGTCAGAAAGCTCTAAAGCTGTTACTGCCGATGCCAATGGTGACGTTAGTTTGGTAGAGGAGTTGAAGGCAAAGAGCTACAACGAAACGTATGCGGCTGTTACTTCAAGTTCTAATGCGACTACTGTTGACTGTGAGGCTGGCAATGCCTTTAGCCACACACTTAGTGAAAACACTACGTTTACTTTTAGTAATCCTCCTGCAAGTGGAACGGCTTATGCGTTTGCTTTGCGGGTTGTTCAAGATTCTAGTGCTTCTGGGTATACGCTGACATGGCCTACTTCTGTTGATTGGGCGGCAGCCACGGCTCCTACATTGACTGCTACTGCTTCTGCTGTTGATTGGTTTGTGTTTTCAACAGTAGATGGCGGTACTACTTGGTACGGATTTACTTCAGGACAGGCACTAGCTTAATGAGTAACTTCACCAAATTAATGAAACAGGCTGCATCTGGAGCAGCAGGTGAAACCGTTTATGTTGAGGATGTCTTCTCAACTCATTTGTATAAAGGTGCGTCAACTACAAACAATATTGTTAACAATATTGATGTTTCTGGAGAAGGCGGTCTTATATGGTTAAAACACAGAGTTTTATCAGGAGCGTCAGCAACATCAAATCAACATCATCAGCTTTATGATACAGAGCGTGGAGCAACGCAGCGTTTAAGCAGCAACAGAACTAATGCTCAAGATAGCACTGGCTCTGTTATGACATTTAATAGTGATGGATTTACTCTTGCTGGTAGTAATAGCGTTTCAAATAACTCAAGCAATTATTACGTTTCTTGGACATTCCGCAAACAAGCAGGTTTCTTTGATGTACAAACATGGACTGGTAATGGTGATTCTTCTTTAGGAGCAGGCGATGGTAGCACTCAAACCATATCGCATAATCTAGGATCTGCGCCCGGATTAATTATCGTGAAAGACACAGGGAATAGTTCTGATTGGATTGTTTTTCACAGGTCTCTTGGTTCAACGCATTATATAAAGTTAAACACTACTGGCGCGGGAGTTGATTTTGATGGCTATTGGAATGACACAGACCCTACATCAACTGAATTTACAGTCGGTACTCATTATTATGTCAATGGTAGTGGTAATAGCTTCATAGCCTACCTATTCGCTCATGATGACCAACAATTTGGTGATGATAGCGATGAGTCAATTATTAAGTGTGGAAGTTATACGGGTAATGGTAATACAGATGGGCCTGACATAAATCTTGGTTTTGAAGCGCAATGGGTAATAATAAAAAGAACTGACGGTGGCACAAATGATTGGATAATGATGGATATTATGCGTGGTATGCCTATGGATTCTGGCGGAGCGTATTTACGAGCAAATTTACCTAATGAAGAAGCGTCTACAGCTTATATCCAACCAACTGCCACTGGATTTAAGCTGAGAAACACAGGCTCAACGCAAGTGAATACAAGCGGTGGAACCTACATCTACATAGCAATCCGAAGACCCATGAAGACTCCTGAGTCTGGGACTGATGTTTTTGCTATTGATACGTTGGGCGGAACTGCTCCAAGCCCTCCTCGTTTTACATCTGGTTTTCCTGTTGATATGTCTATTGATTTTAGTAGAACTACTACGGCTTTTAGTTTTGTTACTGGCCGACTTCTTTCTGAAACTTACTTGAGAGCATCTACTGACGCTGCTGAGGTAACAAATGAAACAGAGGAAGTTTTTGACTATCAAGATGGATGGAATAGTGGAAGCGGAACATCAACGGACATAGTTTCGTATATGTTTAAACGCGCCACAGGCTTCTTTGATATGGTGGCTTACAACGGTAATGAAGTAGCAGGTACATCACACAATCACAACCTAGGTGTAACGCCTGAAATGATGATTGTGAAATCGCGCTCTGATTCATATAAATGGATAGTTTGGGTTAATGGTTTTGCAATTACAGATGTCATGAATATTGATGAAAATAGTGCAAAATTTACGAACGACATGTTTGATACGTTACCGACAAGCAGTGTGTTTTATCTTGCAAATAATGTTCAAACAAATAGAGATGGTTCAACCTACATTGCATATTTATTCGCTACAGTAGAGGGAGTAAGCAAAGTAGGTAGTTATACAGGCACAGGTAGTGACGTAGACGTAGACTGTGGTTTTTCGGCAGGTGCTAGATTTATTCTGATAAAACGCACAGATTCTTCTGGCGACTGGTATTTATACGATACGTTTAGAGGGATAGTAGCAGGTAATGACCCGTATAAAATTTTAAACACGCGAGTAGCCGAAGTAACTAACACTGATTATATAGACCCGTTAAACGCAGGTTTCACAGTAACAAGCTCCGCTCCTGCTGACTTAAACACCAGTGGCGGTAATTACATTTTTTTAGCAATAGCATGAAACATGGTACACGTTTTTGTATTGATCATGACAATCGGGGGTGTCGAGGTAGCTAATGACGATTGCCGTGAGGCTATGTGCTTTTTTAACATCGATACCTGTAACTCGTTTGCAGCAAAGCTAAGACAAAGAGGATCGCCAAGCACATCTAACATTACAGCGTATTGCAAGCCAATACTTGTAGATCCTAACCAGGACGGTGTACGAGTTTACTAATGGCCGCTGAGATCATAGCAGCAGTGCAAGTGTGTGCCTCTGCCTACCGCTTCATGAAGACAGCGGTCAATGAAGGCAGAGAGCTTGGTGACATGACCAGAGCTTTAAGTAAGTTCTGGGATGCTAGAGAAGAAGTTAGTGTACTTGAGCAGAAAGCAACAAATCCAAGCAAGATTGAAAAACTGTTTGGCGGAAAGTCAGTAGAGAGCCAAGCATTAGAAATAACGCTACAGAAGAAAAAAGCAGAGCAACTAGAGAAAGAGCTGAAAGACCTGTTTTACTGGACAGGTAACGCGAATCTTTGGCATGACATGATCAAAGAACGGTCTAGGATACGGAATATGCGTATTGCTGAGGCCAAAGAAAAAGCGCAGTCCAGAGCGGCAATGATTGATATCGCTGCAATTATAGGAACATTTGCGGTGATATTTATAGTAGTGATGGCAATAACGAGTGTGACAGTAGAGTGATGGAATACCAGTTGTTATTTAACATAATTATTGCGGTTGCTGGCTTCTTAGGTGGAGTGTTAGTTAATCGAGCGTTTGCCACGTTGGATAAGATTAATGATGACCTGAAGCTAATACCAGAGAAGTACGTTGCGAAGGATGACTACAGGGAAGACATCCGCGAGATTAAAGAAACGCTTGGCGCAATATTTAAGAAACTAGACAACAAGGCTGAAAAATGAAACTTGATCCTGTTCTACTCAATATGGCTGCAAGCTGGTCAGAAAAGGCTTACAACAATAAGAACAAGGACGCTATAAAGATAGAAAACAAGTTTACAGGCGCGACTGCTTTTTTTGTTAAACGCAAAACGATAGACGTTATTGTCTTTAGAGGCACACAAAAGAAAGTAAACGACATACTGACTGACATGTGTGTAGTGCCTGTACCGTATGCCGGTAGACTGTGTCATGGTGGGTTTGTGGCACAGCATGCCTCAATATGGGGCAAGATTAAAAAGTACCTAGACCCTAAAAAGCGCACATTGATTTGTGGGCATAGTCTGGGTGGCGCGTTAGCCGAATTATCTGCGGCTAAGTTAAATGGTAAGCATGACAATATTAACCTAATAACCTTTGGCAAGCCGAATGTGTTTTTTAAAGGATTTAAACGCCCTATGACATTAGACACGCAAATATCGTGTGTACAGGGCAGCGACATGGTGGCTAGAGTACCAAGACTTTGTTATGGCCCCTCAATATCTCAAGATATGCTGTATTTCAGCAATACTGGCGGTACGTTTATAAACCCCCAGAAGAGTTTCCGAATAGCAGATCGTGGCGATTTAAAAGACCGTGTAACCGATCACTATATGGAAGGTTATAAAACATCGTTAACCCGTTTCCTTGAGGAGGAAAACAAATGAGATTAACCGTCATACTGTCGTTTATGGTTCTGTCTAGCTGCACATCGGTGCAAGACGTTATAGATAACAAAGAGATCTATTGTAGTCAGTTCTATAAAGGCATTAGGGCAGTAGGTAGATCTGCTCTATCGGCTACAGCGGGTGTGGTGGTTCCTGATGTATGTGACACGATTGATGAGATTGTCGCGGAGGAAGACGCCGAAGGCGTGAGTAAAAGCGATAGCTGATTTACGACTGATTATACAACTGGTGTTGTTGTTTAAATGAAATTAGGTGGATTACTAAAGTCTCTTGCCCCAACGATTGCTAGTGCTGCTGGCGGTCCGATGGCAGGGATGGCTGTCAAGATGGCAGCACAGAAGCTAGGTATGCCGGAGGCTACTGCTAATGAGATCGAGGATCTGATTGAGCGGCAACCGGAGAAGGCGACATTACTTAGAGAAGCCGATAAAGAGTTTAAAGATCGTATCCGAGAAATGGAGATAGATCTTGAGTCGTTCAAGACTGAGGTCGAAGACCGTAAGGATGCTAGATCTAAGTTTGCTGGGGATATAACCCCTAAAGTGTTTTGTATATTAGCGTTGCTCCTTTATGGAGCGTATGTAATGGCTGTAACGATTATGCCGCACGATCAGAACGACGAAACCATAATTAGCCTGGTTCTAGGCCAATTGAGCGGTATTCTGGGTACTTGTGCTGCGTTTTTCTACGGCGGCTCTAATGGTAAGGGTGGTTAGGTATGTCAGAACCAAATGTCCCACCAGGTAGCACAACAATTGGGTCTGGAACAGCATATCCTTTTGCTGGAATTTTTGACGCGATACTTCAAGATGCTGCTCAACGGGCTTACATGGAAACAGAAGGCATGTATACCGCTGCTGAGGAAGCATTTGAGACGGCGCAAAGAGATTTGCGTGATATTCAAATGACTGTCCCTCAAGATCAGCAAGCAGACGTTTTGGCAGAATATTTAAGAAATACAGGATATTCATCTGATGTTGTAGAGCAAACATTAGGTATTCCTAAAGAAGAAGTAAACGCTGCATTGATGGCTGCCGGATATGACGTTACTGGACAAAAATTGCCTGAAGAAGACGTTTTTGCTGACACTACTGGACCTGACCTACCAATGGTTGATTTAGTCCCTGAAGTAGAGGGCGTTGTGACAGATGATCCAAACAAAATATTTAAAGAAAAAGCGGGCGAAGATTTAGATCTCAAAGGAATTATAGACTTAGCTTTTGACGTATTTGGTGCTTATAACAGAGACGCTATAAGCAATGTTGTAGATATAGTAAATGAGAGAGGTATATCTGTAGGTGAGGTGGCGCAAGCTACAGGCAATACTGTTGAGTCTATTAACCAAGCTGCTGCGGAATCTGGCACTGCAATAGAAAATCAAGGCATAGGTGAGGTAACGGTAGATGAGGGTCCGGCGATTGGACCACAACCGCCTGTTACTGTAGATGAAGGACCGGCTATTGGTCCTACACAAACTCCAACGCCTGATTCTACGCCAGACGATGAGCCGCCAAGTGGGATATTTAGTGAGCCAGTAGGAGACGATACTCCGACATCAGATATTCTAGTGCCTGAGGTTCCAAGGACGCAGCCCTTGCAACAGCCGTTTACCGGCCTATTTGCACAGATATCGCCACGTATTGTTAATACAACAACAACTGCGCCTAGAGACATTATTAATCCTATGACGTTTGAGCTAACAAATGTTAACGACTATTTATCATCAGGTCTGTTAGGGAGACTTTCATAATGACCTATCTAGATCTTATAAATAACGTCCTGCGCCGATTGCGTGAGGATACAGTAGATACAGCCAATGCAACTGATTACTCGCATCTAATTGGTGATCTTGTTAATGATGCCAAAAAGATCGTAGAGAACTCATTTGATTGGACTGCGCTGCGGGATGCCATAACTATAAATACGGTCAGTGGGACAAGCGAATACTCTATAACTGGCAGTGGCGATCAGGCAGTAATTAAAGATGTCATGAACACAACATCACAAAAGTTCATGTATCAGCGCAGCAAGTCATACTTTAACAACGTGTACTACAACACAACGGTAGTGTCAGGATCGCCTGATTACTTTACTTTTGTTGGTACAGACTCTAGTAATGACTTACAGGTAAAGCTGTATCCTCAGCCAAATGCGGTGTATTCCCTGCGTTTTGACGTTGTTGTACCGCAAGCAGATCTAAGTGCTGACTCAGACAGTCTATCGATTCCTAGCAATCCCGTAATACAACTAGCCTATGCTATGGCGTTACGGGAGCGCGGTGAGACAGGTGGTCAGTCAGCAGCAGAGCAGTTTGCTGTAGCGTCCACGGCTCTGTCAGATGCAGTTGCGTTTGATGCCAACAGGTATCCATCGGAGCTTACCTTTCAGGTGATCTAATGGCCCAGAAACTACAAAGCATAACCATTACGGCTCCAGGCTTTGCGGGTATAAACACCCAAGATGCCCCGTTAGCGCAAGATCCTACTTTTGCGTCAGTTGCAGACAACTGCATTATTGACAAAGAGGGACGAGTTGCTGCGCGTAAAGGTTATTCAATGGTGTCTACCAACGGCTCTTCTGTATTAGGGAGTTCTGACGGCATTGAGGCTGTACATCAGTTTAGGGATTCTGGTGGTAACACTAAGATATTTTCTGCCGGTAACAGCAAAGTGTTTCACGGGACTACTACATTAACCGATGATACCCCAGCTAGTTATACGATCAGTGCTAACAACTGGAAGATTGTTAACTTCAACGACAAAGCGTACTTTTTCCAAAGAGCGCATGAACCTCTTGTATATTCTAATGCCGCTGCTGACATTCAAAAGATGTCATCACATTCTGGCTCTGCGGGTACACCACCCCAAGGCAATGAGGTGCTGCCTGGTTTCGGTAGGTTGTGGGTAGCTGACTTTTCTAGTGATAAGTCTACGATCTATTGGAGTGACTTGCTCGATGGCACTGTCTGGACGGGTGGATCTAGTGGTTCTATTGACGTATCTAAGGTGTGGCCCAATGGCTATGATGAGATCGTCGCTTTATCTGCTCATAATGGATTTTTAGTAATATTTGGCAAGGATTCTATTCTTGTTTATGAGGGTGCGGACTCGCCCTCTACCATGACACTAGCAGATACAATATCTAACATAGGCTGTGTATCTAGGGATGCCGTAGTTTCTACGGGTAAAGACCTTATATTTCTCGATCGCTCTGGTGTTAGGAGTTTGGCAAGAACGATACAAGAAAAGTCTTCACCGATTGGCGACATATCTAAGAACGTCAACAATGATGTTAAGAACCTCGTAGCCAGTGAAACAGGTAATATATCACTACACTACTCGCCTAAAGAGGCGTTTGTACTGGTTAACTTCCCTGTCCTACAGACTGTATATGTCTTTGATACTAGGTTTCCGCTACAGGATGGGTCTTATCGGGCTACAACATGGTCAAGCATTGCACCGCTTTGCTTTACTAATTTAGTCGATGACACGATTTATATTGGCAATGAAGACGGTATTGCTAAGTACGACACGTTTACGGACGGTACAGGCTCTTATCAGCTAAGTTACTTTTCTCACCCGTTGGCGTTTGGGGATAGCTCTGTACTTAAGTTTCTTAAGAAGGTAAACCTAACAACCTTTGATGGGGCTGAGGCTACAGTCGTACTGAACTGGGCTTATGACTACTCTAACGCTTATAAGAAGCAGGCATACACGTTACCCGCTAATAACGCTGCTCAATACAACATATCTGAATTTAACACTACCGCTGAGTATTCAGGATCTCTAAGTCTTATTAATAGACAGAAGATTAATACCTCTGGGTCAGGTGCGGTGGTATCCGTAGGTGTAGAGACTACGGTTGATGGTAAGTCTATAGCTATACAACAATTTAATATTCATGCACTACTTGGAAGGATTGTCTAATGACTGATTACACGAAGACAACTAACTTTGCCGCCAAGGATGCCCTGGTGTCAGGTAATCCTGCTAAGGTGGTGAAGGGAACAGAAGTGAATACAGAGTTCGATAACATAGCAACTGCGGTGGCTACCAAGGCTAATCTAGCTGGCCCGACTTTTACGGGGACTACTACTGCCGCGAACCTCACGGTGTCAGGCACGTTTACCGGCACTATTGATGGAGGGACTTACTAATGCCACATATATTAGGTTTAGAACATGATCTGGGTGGCGTAGCTAATCAAGCCATGAATTTTTTTGGATTAGGTTCTGGAGGCGATGGGTTTTTTGGAAGCCAAGGTGCTGGTCTTATCGGCGCTTTAGGTCAGAGTGTATTAACTGACAAAGCTATAAAAGATATAGGTCAAGCCCGTCAGGAGGCTATGCGAGCTTTAACTGGCGCACCAGACTTTCCTCAAATCGAGGGTGGCCTGATGGGGCAGGTGCAGAGGGGCGCACAATTTAAGCCTTTTACTGTAACTACCCCAACAGGAGCCAGTGCTACGCTAAGTCCTACGGGTATGCAGGCACAAATTAGTCCTGAAGAGGCTGCGCTACAAGGCTCTTTAACAGGCTTTGGTCAATACGCATTTGATCTTCTTGGCGACCCCGCCCAAAGAGAAGAAGAGCAGAGTGCTGTAATTGGCATGCTGACACAAGATCCTGCGGCCAGAGCGGCTCGTGAGGCGGATATCTTTGAAAGATTAGAGGCCATACAGCGTCCAGAGCGTGAACGGGCTAGATTGGGCTTAGAAGAGCGTCTATTGAGTCAGGGTAGAAGCGGTGTACGGACTGCAATGTTTGGTGGTACACCTGAACAACTGGCTTTAAACCAAGCTATAGAAGAGCAAAGGGCGCGATCAGCACTGGGTGCAATGGAGCAAGCTAGGGCAGAGCAGGCATTGCAGTCTCAACAGACTCTACAGGGTTTACAGGAGTTTAGGGGCCGTATGGGCCTTCTTGGTGAGTTGGGTCTGGCAGCAATACCTACTGCTTATACACCACAGACTGAGCTACTAAGATCCCTGACTCCACAGATACAGACAGCACAGCTTGCTACTGATCTACAGCGTACAGGGCTTGGATTAGAGGCTGCACTGGGTGAAGCTGCGATCGAGTCCCAGTTGGGCTTTGAGGGTCTGAGGAACGCCCTGAGACAGCAACAGTATCAAGGTCTGTTTGACTTATTGCGTGGTGAGCAGGAAAAGCAAGCCGCAGCACAAAGACCCACAGGAACAGTTAACATTGGCGCAACAAATGCAGGGATCGGTCAAGGTGGAAACGTAGGTTTTTCAACCGGCAATCCATTCTTAGATGCATTGATAAACCGATAGTAGGATAGTAATCATGCCTATAGATATCCCATCACTATTTAGTGACATCATAGAAAGCCCAGAGCAAAAACGTACTCGATTGTTAACAGAGGGTACGCTGCTAGGCCGTGAGCTAACGTCAGGGTTGCGTGGATTGGCTGCTACACAGGCTCCGTTAGTTTCAGCAATCGCACAGCGTCTACCACAGCAGCGTGAAGACATACGCCGTGGCGTTGGTGGCATGTTAGGTCTTGATGTGCGAACAGAGACCGAGAAAGTTCAAGATATTTTACGGCAAGCGGATACGTCTGACCCGCAAGGGCTTAGAAGTCTTGCGAGAGAAATCCGTCAAATAGCTCCTGCTCAAGCTATCACGCTTTTGCAGGCCGCCGACGAGCAAGAGCGTGCGTTAGAAACCGCAGAAAACACCGCGCTTTCAAATGCCACAAGGCTGACCGCTGCTTCACGTATAGTCGGTCAAGCAGATCCGCAACTAGCCAGACTAATTCCTATGTTATATGCAGGCGATCCAAACGGAGCAGTTTCTTTTGCAGAAAAGTTTATTTCGCCAAGCGCAGAGGGGGCTACTGAAGCAAAAATAACAGAATACACGAGAATTTTAGTTGCTGACGGTATGCCTGAACCAGAAGCTAGAGACAAAGCAATAAAGGTTGCTAATGGTGAAATTCGTATTGAGTTGAATCCAGATAATCCGTCTGTAGCATTTTTGGTTGATGACCTAGAAGGTAGGGTGGATAGGATAAATGTTGCTCCCAACCGCACGAGACCTCAAGACGTTCCAGCAGAAGATGATGGTGAGCCACTTAGCGAAGAAGACGAAGGCATCTCTATTTTAGAAAGATTGCAAAATACCACTGGGCCAGTTGCAATGGCTTCAGAGTTCTTAGGCAGAATTGGAGATGCAACTATAAATCAAGATATGTTGGATGCACAAAGGACTGAAAACCAGCAATATTTAAGATTAATTGAGAGCGACATAGTTAGGAGTTTTTCTCTAAGTCCAAGATTTCCTGAAGGAGAACAAGAAAGAATTAGGCAAAGAATAAATATTCGCCCATCTTTGTTGGCTGGAAGAGGAACTGCTCTGGCGAGAATTACTGCCATTGACAGCTATATCGAAGAAGAGCAAAAAAATTCACAAGAATTTTTAGACAACCCAGAGTTTTCGGAAGAAGAAAAAGCCAAAGAAAGAGTATTTCTTAACTCAATGACAGAGTTTAGAAGAAAGCTCCTTCCTAGGATTCCAGACGCAAGCACGTTAACTATTGATGCTGTTAATAATCTGTCCAAATCAAGAGTCCTTAGTTTTGTAAACCAATATACTGAAGAAGAACTAGATAATCTTGACCCATCGATACGACAAGCAATGGAACAAAAATTAGGTAATTAATAATGGCTAGTGGAAAAGAGTTAAAAGAAATAGCTTCTCAGTCTGATGCTCCTTCTACTGGTTTTTTGCCTGATGCCCTTTCAACGATAAGAAGGGGTGTTGCAAGCATGGTTTCCGGTGACGTGGAAATGAGAAGACAAATGCAACTAGATCAACTGTCACCAGGAGAAAGATTAAAGTACCTTGCTTCAACGGCTGAAATTAGCGCAGAAACTCCAATTGAGACCACTGGAACGGCATTTGGTACTGGTTTTGTTAACACAGTCCCTTTTGCTGTTGGTATTGGCGTTTTGGCTCAAGCAGTACCGCAAGCAAGAGCAGCAAGTGGAGCAGGAAGAATAGTTACTGGCTTGCAAAACGCAATAAGCAATTATGGAAGGGTTTTTAGGTCTAGGCCAGGAGCAACAATTGCTGGGGAAAGTTTTACTGGTGGAATTGCAGGGGCAAGTGGGTTTACTTTAGAAAGGGCTTTTCCAGATTTGCCTGGAGCAAGGCTTATTGGAGAGCTTGGCGGCGGCTTGGCTGTTGGATACGTTCCTCAGGCTTTAAAACTTGCCCCTACGCTTAAAATTTTTAGCTCTTTAAAAGAAAGAATGGCTCCATCTGCTGCAAGACAAAGAGCATCGGATATTTTAGCTGCTGGTGATAGACAAGGAGCGTTAAGGGCTTTGCAGGAAGCTGGAGAGTTGTCTCCTGGCGCAGAAATAAGCACATTTACCAGAACCGATTCACCTGTATATAGTGCTTTTGAAAAAGCAATAATAGAAGGCGCTGAACAAGGAAATTTATCAGAAAGGCTTGCCAACTCAATTGAGCAAACAAATGCTGCAATCAGAAACGACTTAACATTTGGCGGAGCGTCAGAGCAAGATATTAGCAATCTCTTTGAAAACCAAGTTCAATTGTTCGGGGATCTGTTAGACGCAAGAATGCAGATCGCAACAAGTCGCGCCAACACAGCAATATCTAGAGTTCAGCCACAAGACGTAAGAGAAGCTATTGAGCCAGTTGTTCGTGATGAGCTATCTTTAGCATTAAGGCAAGCAAGAGAGTTTGAGGACGAGCTTTACAAAGCAATTGACCAAGAAAATATCGTGAACGTAAACATATCCAAGATAGCCAGAAATCAAGCTGACGCAAGTTTAGCAACTGCTCAAAAAGCAAATATGCCCAGTGCTGCTAGATTTTTAGATCCCGAAAGTTCTGCCTACATTGGAGATCAAACCTCTATATTTGAAATTAGAGGAATACAAAGCGAATTAAGAGCTGAGGCTAGGGCTGCGAGGGCTGGAGACAACCCTAACTTTCAAAGAGCTAGGCTGGCAGAAGAAATAGCAGATTCGATAACAGAAGATATTGCAAACATATATGTTGATTCTGCTGAAGAAAATACAGTAGCTACCGCTGTTGCGTTTTCTAGAGAGTTAAACCAAAGATTTAACCAAGGAGATGTTGCCAGGATTCTTAGGAGGGATAGAACTGGTGCTGAATCAATAGACCCATCAAAAACTCTTACTGCTACTTTGGGTGCTGGGAAACAGAAAAACACTGTTGCTTATGACCGTATACTTCAGGCCGTATCTGGAAAACCAGAAGTTCAACAAGCTATGGAAGAGTTCTTGAGATTTACTTTCTTCAGAGGCCAAGAGTTTAATCCTAGGGACGCTCAAAATTTTCTTATCTCAAACCAAGAATTGATGAATAGAATGCCAGCGTTCAGGTCAGAAATACAAAATGCAATCAGAACAAGTAATACCGAGTCCTTGCTTCGCTCAAGAAGAGAAGGGGCACCATTTTTAAGTCCAAAACAAAACAAGGCAATAGTATATATTGAGCAAGGCGCAGAAGATGCGTTTAACAAAGTTTTGTCTTCTAGAACAACTGTAAGGGACATGAGAAGCCTTATAACAATGGCGCAAAGGGATACAACTGGAGAAGCTCTTTCGGGTCTCAAAACTTCCTTTGCAGACTTCTTGCTAAACAAATCTACATCAAACATTACGCTTGCAAACGGAACTAAAAGAGACATTATTGATGGGGCAAAGTTTAGGGCTTTAATTGACGATAAGAGAACAAAGCAAGCAATAATGACTCTTTTTTCCAGAGAAGAAAGAGCAAGACTAGAAAGAGCCTCTAGAACTGTAGATGCTATGTCTAGGCAATTGGCATCTAGAACGCCAGTTGAGCTATTTGCAGAACAAGATATGAACTTGCTGCAAAGGGCTGCTTTGAGAATTTCTGGAGCCTCTATAGGTAGAGGTCTTGGAACTGGAACTCTACAAGCCCCGCAATTAGTCGCAGACATATTTGAGAATATGGCTAGGGGGGGAATAATTGGAGCAGAAAGAAGGCTGCTAGAGGACGCTATTTTTGATGAAGATTTGTTTAAGGCTCTGTTAGAAAGACCTTCTGACGGCCCTATGTCACAAAAATCTCAAAGAGCTTTACGGGCTTGGGCGGCTCAAACGCTTGCTACTTATGGAAATGAGCAGCAGCAAATAGAAGAATCTAATACTCAATAACATCCAAGATCCCTACTTCCCCGTCCATGCGTAGCTGTTGTAGCCGCGCATGCTCTTCCCTGTAGTGTTTAGCGACATCCTTCAGGTTTTTGTTTATAGACTTAGCCAGACCGATGTCGTTACGCTTCTCTCTTAGAATGTCCATCACGCCTTCCCCTACCTTGTCTAACATCCATCTTTGGAAGTCATCAGGGTTAGATCCTAGCTTCTGGTGGCATCCAAAGCAGTGGGCGAAAGCATTGTCAGGGCAAAACCTCAGGGCCTTGTTACGCCTGCCAAAGTAGTGTGAGCAGTGCAGCCCCATACTCTTTTCTTCATACTTCTTCCCGCAGCACTCGCAAGTCCAATCAGCAGCCTCTCGGATGCACATAGAGAACCAACGGTCTGCGGGTGTTATTTTGATAGGCATAGGTTATCCGTATGGTGATTTGTAGCCAGATTCAGGTGACGCATTGCCGTTAGTAGCCGGTGTTTCATCTGTTAACTGCTCATCGAGGTAGTATGCTAGGACTTTGGCTAGTGTCTGCGCGTTAGTCAGGCGCAGCCCTGTAGCCTTTGACGCCTTCTTCATTGCCTTCTCAAAATCCGTTTTAATCTCTGGGGTCGATGTTAGGTTAAAACTAAGTGTTGCCTTTGCCATTCAGTAGTCTCCTGTTCTCCAAGTGGGCTTGCTTGATGTCTGCTTTGCTCTGTCCGTGGTACTCCACCGCATGGTGGGCTTTAACCAGTTCTCGACAGATCCATTTACGTCCTGATTTAATGTCACCCAAGTACCTTCCGTACTTTCCCTTTTTAGTGGTCCTGAGGGTAACCTCTGATCCAACTGGAGCGAAAGATTGGACAAATTCTTTGGCCTGTAGTCCGTATTTCTTTTCTTCCAGATCTCTAGTGCGAGACTCTGGGGTATCCACACCGTTAAGGCGTATGCGCTGATTGTGCAACCAACATTCAAAACCAAGATCAATATCAACATCCACTGTATCTCCATCAATCCATTTCAATCTTACGCT